TGCAGGAACGTGCCATGTTTGGGGTTTCCTATCAGACCCAGATCTCAAACATGTACGAACCTAACGCTGGATATTTCATTCATCTGATTTACGGATGCATGGTCGCGAGCTACGACTACGACAACAAGACAATAAATACTTCGCCCGAACCGGTCGAGTTTACATTTGATGTCGAAACTATACCTTCAGCGTACGAAGGGCTGAATGCAATAGCACATGTAAAAATTAATAGTGCGAAAACTGATCCAGAACGTCTAGCGATGCTTCTGGATATTTTATATGGAACTGACGAAGAGGATCCGAGAATGCCGCTTCCAGACGAAGTGGCTGAAATACTTTCGGGAACAAGTGCTAACGATATGCTCTATCCAGGCACCAATATGTATCCCGATAACAATGTTATTCCCATTGGGAGCTAAAGGAGGCGCATTGTGGCTACTTATGAACGAATTAATTGGGAGAATGCTCCTTCTCAGGAAACTCCCTTGGATGCGGACAATTTAAACCGCATGGATGAAGCTATTGATACATTAGTTAGAGAATTAGCATATGCGAGATCAATAGTTAATATTTTAAGATCTCGCATCACCGAAATAGCTTCCCTTGATGAAGGGTCAACTACTGGCGATGCTGAACTTATCGACGGTCGCGTTGGGTATGATGGTACCGTTTACAATAGTATTGGCGATGCTATTAGAACGCAGATTGGCAATATAACTCAAACCGACCAGACAGTTCCTTTTGATATAAAAAACGCTATTTATACATTACTATCCAAAGCTGCTTATACCGAAACAGGATTAACAGATGAACTGTCGATTGTTGAAACATGGATTGGTGTTACATTTACAGTTGTAAACAGCCTTACAAACTGTGTAACTAATAATATGTCTTCTACTATTGAGAGCAGAACTAGATATTCTGCTTCTATATTGCCCGATACTGGATACACATTGAATAGTGTGAATGTAACAATGGGAGGAGCTGATATTACGAGTACAGCATATTCGAGAGGAACTATTACGATTCCGTCAGTAACTGGAAATATTGTTATTACTGCTACTGCGGTAATGGCAGTATCTAGCATTTCTGCTGTTTATACTCAGAGTGGTACGGTGCATGACACAGACAGTTTGGATACACTTAAAAACGATCTGGTTGTTACTGCAACATACGGTGACTCAAGCACAGCAACAATACCGGGTACTGATTATGCATTGAGTGGTACGCTGACAGAAGGAACAAGCACTATCACGGTCGCTTATAGCGGGAAGACAGCTACGTTTAATGTTAACGTAACTAAATCCACAGCAGGGCTTTTATATAGCTGGGATTTTACTAAGAGTTTGACTGATTCTGTAGGTGGCGTTACTGCAAGTCTCGGCGGAAATGCAACTCAGACAGCTAATGGTATTACATTGTCATCTGCTAGTGACTATGCATTGGCTAATATCAACTTAGCAAGCTATGCGAGGAGAATAGAAATCGATGTAGCAAGCTATGGCCATAATAATGGTAATTCCCACGGACGCATATTAACGCATTCGAGAGTCTCCTTATCGCAATATGATTGTGGTGTAATTTGGAGAAATACAAATAAGCTTTCAATTTATGAAGGGAATTGGCAGGATTCGTCCATTGATGATAATAATGTCATTACGAATTCTACGCTTTCGTACTCATGTTATGCATCTCAAGGCGGAACAAGTGTTGTTGCACTAAATGGGGAGAATGTATGTAGTATCTCTCATTCTGCATTTAGTAAAGTCGCCGATGAAATATGTATTGGCTCTGCACAAAATAATAGTGCTTATAATCTTGTGGTTACAGCAATGCGCGTATACGAATTAAATTAATATGGGGGTTATATGTCGTGGCTATATATGATGTTAGCGGAAACGAAATCAGCACAGGAGGATCTGGATCAACAGTTATAACTAATAATGGCGTTGCAAGCCCTAATAGATATGACACAATTGTGAAAAATATCAACCACAGAGGATATGTAGTAGATGGCGCGACGGAGAACTCGCTTGCTGCTTATAAGGCGAGCAAAACGGCAGGTTTCTACTATGTCGAGACTGATGTGAGGCATACATCCGATGGTATTCCAATTCTCCAGCATAATGATTATGTAACTTACGACGGAACATCGACAGCAGTTTCAAGCCTGACGTATGCTCAGATGTTGACTGTGAATGCCGACCTTGCCACATTTGAAGAGTTTATCGCATTATGTCGTAATATCGGTTTACATCCATATATTGAGCTGAAGGCTGGAACCTCGGCTCAGATACGTGCGCTGGTTGATATCGTAAAAAGCTATGCTATGGACGGCCGAGTGACATGGTTCGATGTCGATGCAAAATTATCACAGTACGTGCACGCATATGATCCATATTCGCGAATTGGGGTAGAAGCAAATGGCGGAACAGTCACATCTACGACAATCGCTAAAGCTAATGCAATGAAGGGCGATTATAATGAAGTTTTCATCGATGCATACATTAATAACGTAACGAGCGATGTTGTTGCAATGTGCAAGGATGCCGGATATCCGCTTGAAGTATGGACATTTGCGTCGAATGAAAATGAAATCATAAATGCTGATCCTTATATTAGCGGCTGGACCACAAATCGTCTAATAGCTGGGCAGGTTTTGTATAATGCTAATATTAATTAAAGAAATAATATAAGTAAAAAAGGCATTCTTGATAAAAGGAGTAACAATCAGTTAGAAGACGTAGTGCTTGCGAAATAACTTTATATTAATACTGTGTTTCAGGTCTGGAGGTGGTTCCCTTGGGGTATGTACCATATAACGCTAATCCCGCGGCTAACTACGTGGATGACTGCGTTATCAGAGCGATTTCGACCGTAATGTGTACAGATTGGGAGTACACATATCTGGGAGTATGCACTCAGGGTTTCATCATGCACAACATGCCTCACGCGAATGTAGTATGGGGCGAGTATTTGTTAAAGCACGGGTTTCAAAAGGGATCTATTCCAGACACCTGTCCAAATTGTTATACAGTAAAAGCGTTTTGTACCGACAATCCCGTCGGTACTTTTTTATTGGCAACCGGCTCTCACGTAATAGCGGTTATTGACGGTAATTACTACGATACGTGGGATTCCGGGAATGAGGTGCCAATCTATTATTGGCGAAAGGAGAACTACTAAATGCCAGTTGGACCATACAATCAGCAACCCTATAACTATCCTTATAGCTATTCACAGACACCAGTTCAGCAGAATAACACAGGCGCTACATCAGGATCGCTGATGACCGTTCTTGTGAATAGCGAAGAGGAAGTAAATAACTATCCGGTGGCTGCCGGATTTACAGTTATGCTCATTGACTTTACTCACGGAAAATTATGGCTGAAATCAACAGCTATGAATGGCGTTCCGCAGGCTCCAAGAGTATTTACGATCACGGAGATTGTTGCCAAGCCCGCAGAAATTCAAAATGGCAGTTCTGTAACCCGGGAGGAGTTCGATGCACTCAATACTAAAATCGACAAACTGATTTCGAGTCTTGGGGGTGCTGAATAATGTTTAACAATATGTTCAATCTGTTGGGAATGATGCGATCAAATCCATCTCAGCTTGCGATGACGATCCTTCAGCAGGCTTATCAACAGCGAAGAATCAACCCGATGCAGTATCAGATGCTCTCGGAAAGTTTACAAAATGGAACTAATCCAAACCAGATCATTCAGCAAATGCTTAATTCTGGCATGGTTTCTCAACAGGACTATGAGAATGCCAGACAACAGAGTAACCAGTTTAAATGATATTTTATAAGAAAGAAGGTAAAGCGTATGAGTTTTACAAATGAAAATGGCGGACTTAGTGCTGCTGACATTGCGGCTGTTACCGGAGCAAACAATGGTAACGGTTTCGGGTTTGGCGGAGATGGAGCTTGGCTTATCCTGATTCTTCTTCTGTTCGCTGCGTTCGGCAACAACGGATGGGGCGGTAATGCCGGAGTCGGAGGTATGTATCCGTGGATGAACACGAATAACGATGTTCAGCGCGGCTTCGACCAGTCTGCCGTAATGAATGGAATTAACGGGCTTAACTCCACTGTCTCAAACGGATTTGCTAATGCCGCCGTGGCGCAGTGCAACCAGACAGCATCCATGCTTCAGGGATTCTCAGGCGTTCAGTCACAGATCGCTAATACCGGATACAATCTGACAAGCACGATGATGCAGAATGAAATGGCAAGACAGCAGTGTTGCTGCGATACAAAGCAGGCCATTGCGGATCTTAAGTACACCGTAGCGACAGAAAACTGCGCTGATCGTTCTGCTCTGTCCGAGGCACTTCAGAATGTAATTAACTCTAACAATGCAAATACGCAGGCTATTCTTGACAAGATGTGCCAGCAGGAGATTGAAGCTCTGAAGACTCAGAACGCTAACCTTCAGACACAGCTTAATATGCAGAATCTGGCCGCTTCGCAGGCTACTCAGACAGCTCAGCTTATTCAGGATAACAATGCCCAGACCGCACAGCTTATTAACAGGATTGCACCTTATCCGGTACCGGCTTATCAGGTAGCTAATCCGTATGTTAACAACGCATGTGGTTGCAACTATGGTTCTTGCTGCGGAGCTACTGTCTAAGGGGGTGACGTCTATGGCCGAATCGTATATGGCCGAATATTCGGCAAATGCCGTTCAGACCGTCAATCCCGGAGAGTCTGTTATATTTACAAATACGTCAGTTCCCTGTAATCGCGGAATTATACGGCACAGGGACGACACTGGATCTTTTCTTGTAGCCGGTGGACCGGTTCCCAGGAAAAGATGTGGGTGCCCCGTTTACAACTCTTTCACTCCGGTTCTTGTAGAATTTGGGGCCAATATTGCGATTCCTACAGGCGGAACGGTTGGCGAAATTTCTTTAGCTCTCGTTATCGACGGAACCACCGTACCTTCAAGCACTATGATTGCTACGCCGGCAGCAGTGGAAGAATATTCAAATGTTGCAGTAGCTGTCAGCGTTCCGGTATGGGTTGGATGCTGTGAAACAATTTCCGTAAGAAATACATCAGATCAGCCGATTCTTGTTCAGAACGCTAATATCATATTAACAAGGAAGAGCGCAGTATCACGCTAGAAAGGAGGAGTCGAATGGAAAAACTGTATGAACATCTCAAGGAAAACATTGAAGAGAATCTTAAACCGTTAGCAAAGAAAGCAGATTTGACTTCTTCCGACTTGGCAACTATGAAAGAAGCTCTCTGCGCACTTAAAGAAATCAAAATGCTTGAAGAAGGACCGATGCCAGAAGAAGATCCCGGTTCTTCCGGATATTACTATCCGAGAAGCAATCCTATGTGGCATGGAAGCTTTGGACCTAATGTGCATGGCAACATGACCGCGAGAAGTAGCTATACGAATTCTCCGGAATACATGCGTAGAAATTACAATATGGGTTCCAGCGGGCACAGTATTGAAGACCGCATTATTGCCCATCTTGAATCGCTGTATGATGAAATGCCAGGTGATCATGAGCAGAAAGTTCTTGATAAATGGATTTCCAGAATTCGTAATGATGTAGGTTAACCCTATTAAGGAGTAGCGCGCTATGAAAACGGATATTTTTATTAAAGCGTGTAACGATATGAACGCTCGGATGATAGCCTCTCAAAAGTCGGGCGCCAAATGGGCATACTATAATTCAAAGACATCCAGTTCGTTTGAGAAAGCACTTGCCGACAAAAACTATAGGGTTAATTGCGCTACAACACCGGTTTGGGCACTTAAAACCGCTGGTATTATTCCACTTAATTTGGCAGGATTTTATGGAGAAAAAAACTCCGAAATTAAGTGGAAATCAGCGGCTACAAAAGTTGCCGTTGAAAAAGAATGCACTGTAATTACTATCGGCGGAAAGAAAACTGTTTCTGCGGCTATTAAAGACGGAACGATTAAAGCTGGCGACATTGTTACGTATGTTGATATTCGTCATACTAACGTTTATCTTGGTAACGGTAAATGGCTTGATTCTGGTCATGCTTATAGTAAAGGCAGTGGCGATGGAGCAACTTTTAGTACCTGGATTGGGAAAACCGTGTACGGCAGTAGAAAAATCGGATCCATCATTCGATTAAAAGAAGACTCCGTAAAACCGGTAGTGAAGTATCGCGTTCAGATCGGCGCCTATAAGGTAAAGAAAAACGCAGATGCTATGGCGGTAAAGGCAAAGGAAAAGTGGTTTGACTGTATTGTAAAACTGTATGGTGACTACTGGGTTGTTCAGTGTGGAATCTATACTGTTAAGACCAACGCGGATGCTCTTGTTAACAAATTAAAAGCGGCAGGCTTTTCCGCAGCAATCGTAAAGATGTAAATTTTATATTTGAATAGGAGGAAAGCATTCGATGGGTTTTATGGATAGGCTCCAACATGGTTGGAACGCTTTTATAGGTCGTGACCCGACTCCAACATATACAAATACGGTCTTTGCAAACACGCTCAGACCGGATCATATCACATTACAGCGTGGGAATGAACGTTCGATGATAACAGCAGCTCTTAATCGAATCGCTGTTGACGTTGCGTCGATTACAATAGACCACGCCAGACTCGACGAGAATGATCGTTATAAAGAGTCTATGAATTCAAAACTACATGAGTGTCTCACTCTTGCAGCTAACGCCGACCAAACCGCAAGGGCTTTTATCGAAGATGCAGCCATGTCGCTCCTAGATGAAGGGGTAATTGCTATCGTCCCAACCGAAGCAACTGAAAATCCGATGCTGACCAGTTCGTTTGATATTGGCTCATTGCGGATTGGTAAGGTGGTCGAATGGTACCCTCAGCATGTCAAAGTTAATCTCTATAACGAGTTTACAGGACAGAAAGAAGATAGAATCTTCCCTAAGGCTATGGTAGCTCTGCCGGAGAATCCGTTCTATCACATCATGAATGAACCGAATTCAATCTATCAGAGATTGATGAGAAAAATCCGGATGCTTGATGTAATCGATGAGCAGAATAGCTCTGGCAAGCTCGACCTTATCTTACAACTTCCTTACATTATCAGAACTGACGCAAGACGTAGAGAAGCCGAGAATAGACGTAAAGACATCGAGATGCAGCTTACCGGATCAAAATACGGTATAGCTTACATTGATGGTACCGAGAAAATTACACAGTTAAACAGATCTGTCGAAAACAATTTGTTTGCACAAATAGAGTATTATACAAATTTACTCTATTCACAGTTGGGCATTCCTATTGCAGTCTTTGACGGCACCGCCGACGAACAGACAATGCTCAATTACACAAACAGGACGATCGAACCAATTGTTTCTGCGCTTGTTGATTCAATGAAATGGAAATTCATTACAAAGAAAGCAAGAACGCAAGGCCAGTCAATCGTGTTCTTCAGAGATCCGTTTAAGCTTGCGCCTGTTGCCGATATCGCTAATAATGCTGATAAGTTCATCCGTAATGAGATACTTACGAAGAACGAGTTCAGGCAGATTATTGGGTTCAAACCCAGTGCCGACCCGACAGCAGATCAGCTGTCTAATCCGAACATGCCGGCTAAAGATCAAACAGGCGTAGCAGAAGAATCTTCTAAAAACGAAGAGGAAGAAAAGACAACTGAATAAAAGGTAATTTTGCTCTCTTTAAGATGAAAAGACGTAAGACAGACTACAGAGACACATAAGCCTGATAAGTCTCAATACCGAATGGATTCGAGCTGAGAGCGTTTACAATACCGAAAGGAAAAATTCAAAATGGCAAAGAAAAGATACGATTTTAGTGGATATGTCACTAGAAATGATCTCCTTTGCTCTGACGGCAGAACAATAAGGCAGGACGCATTTAAAGACCAGGATGGAGAAGAGGTATCCCTTGTATGGGGGCATAACCACGATACACCCAAAATGGTTCTTGGTAAGGTCCTTCTCGAAAACAGGAAAGATGGCGTTTACGGTTATGCTTCATTCAATGATTCCGAAGAAGCACAGCACGCTAAAGAAGCAGTAAGGCATGGCGACATTAAATTCCTGTCGATTTATGCTAACCGCCTTAAACAGAAGGCTGGGAACGTAATGCATGGTATGATTCGTGAAGTTAGCCTTGTATACGGAGGAGCAAATCCAGGAGCATTTATCGATAATGCCGTATTACAGCACAGCGATGGAACATACGAGACAATTGACGACGAAGCCGAGATGTGTTTCTTCGAGCAGATCGAACTCGCCCACGCTGATGACGATAAAGGAGATACCGAAATGAAAGATGAGGAAAAGAAGCCTGAAGATAAGAAATCTGATGGTGATCGCACTGTTCAGGACGTTATTGACTCGATGACTGACGAGCAGCGTCTTGTACTTAACTATCTCGTCGATAAAGCTTCCGAGGAGTCCGAAGGTGATGATGACGACGAAGACGAGAAAGATGACGACACCGCTAAACATTCCGATATGGACGAAGGAGAAGAAGATATGAAATACAACGCATTTGAGAATAAAACTCAGAAAAGTGGCGTGATCTGCCATGCTGATCAGGAAGATATTCTTCAGATGGCAAAAGACAACAGAGTCGGGACGTTCCAGAACGCATTCCGGATCTATTGCGATGAAAACGAGCTGCAGCATGATGATGAAGTTGCTGTTGTTGAAAACAGAGCGGCAAATGTAGGCGGTTTCGTTGATACTCAGAATCCGCTTGACACATCGTTTACCAGTATTCTTCCGGAATACAAGGACGTTCGCCCGGGCGCTCCGGAGCTTATCACATCTGATCAGGGTTGGATCTCTGTTGTACTTAACAAAGTTCATAAGAGCCCGATAAGCCGTGTTCGTACAGGACAGGTCGATATCAGAAACATCGAAGCTCTGAGAGCCAAAGGTTATAAGAAGGGCAATATGAAAGCTCTGACCGGCAACATCAAGCTTGCTCGCAGAACAACCGATCCGCAGACTATTTATGTAAAGAATGCTCTGAACCGCGATGACATCATTGATATTACGGATTTCGATTACGTTCAGTATCTGTACAACATCGACCGCATGATGCTTAACGAAGAACTTGCTACAGCCATTATGCTCGGCGATGGTAGAGAAGATGGCGATCCGGATAAGATCGATCCGGCACACATCCGCCCGATCTGGACCGATGATGAGCTGTATACGCTTCATGTAAATCTGGATTATGATGCTGCTAAGACCAAACTTCAGGGCACAAATACCAGCGGCTACTTTGGCGAGAATTATATTTATGCTGAAGCTATGATTGAGACACTGCTTTATGCGCGTGAGAACTTCAAGGGTACTGGCACACCGGATCTGTTCATTACACCGCACATGCTTAACGTGATGATGCTCGCACGCGACATGAATGGTCGCCGTATCTACAGCTCCAAGACTGAGCTTGCTTCCGCTCTGGATGTAGGATCTGTTATCACAGCAGAACAGTTTGCAAACAGAACAAGAACCGATGGCAATGGCAATCAGCACAAACTTCTCGGTATTGTCTGCAATCTTGCTGACTATTCTCTTGGCTCTACAAAGGGTGGACAGGTCACTCACTTCACACAGTTCGATATCGATTTCAACCAGGAGAAGAGCCTGCTGGAGACTCGCGTATCTGGTGCTCTGACCAGAGTGTACTCTGCAATTGCTATCGAAGAGCCAGTTGCTGCTTCTCCCTCTACACCCGGAACGACCTGATTAAATCAAAATGGAGGTGAATTCTCATGGCTAAGTTTTACGGGACAGTAGGGTTTCTCGATTACGTTGAAAGCGCTCCCAGCGTGTACAAAGAGACTATTACGGAACGTCAATACTATGGCGATGTGATTCGTAATTCTCGTCGATACGACCATGGGGAAAGTATCAATGACGATCTTACGATCAACAACGAGATCAGCATTGTTGCGGATGCTTACGCTAATGAGAATTTTCACCACATGATATTTGTGGAATTCATGGGAACAAAATGGAAAATTTCAAATGTTACTGTGGAACGACCACGGCTGATCCTGTCGATAGGGGGTGTTTACAATGCTGAGTCAGGAACGCAGGATTGATCTTGACGGTATTCTGCGAATAACTTTAGGAAGTGATAATGTTTACTTCCAACCCCCCGCTTCAGTAAAGATGAAGTATCCTGCTATCCGCTATGAAGTCGAAAACATTGACAAGTGGAATGCGGACAACAATACGTATTTTGCGAAAAAAGAATACACACTAACACTTATAGCAAAAGACCCAGATACAGATGTAGTAGAAAAGCTGATTATGCTGCCAATGACACGATTCGACAGGTATTACTCGGCTGACAATCTTCATCACTGGGTTTTTTCTGTTTATTATTAGGAGGTAAACCTATATGTCTAAACTTGTATGGGATAAAACTGGCGAGAAACTTTACGAAACCGGTGTAGATCGTGGCGTGCTTTATAAATACGATAGTACGACACAGAAATACGGTAAGGGCGTAGCATGGAACGGTCTTACGGCTGTAAATGAGAGCCCGTCCGGTGCAGAACCGAACGCTCTGTATGCTGATAACATTAAGTACCTTAACCTGATGAGTGCTGAGGAGTATGGCTTCACGATCGAAGCGTATACCTATCCGGATGAATTCGAAGAGTGTGATGGTTCCAAAGAGCTGACACCCGGCGTATACATCGGACAGCAGACAAGAAAGATGTTTGGTTTCTGCTACAGAACTCTGATTGGTAACGACACAGACAGCACCGAGCATGGATACAAACTCCATCTGGTTTATAACTGCCTGGCATCTCCGTCCGAGAGATCCCACGCGACTGTTAATGATAGCCCGGACGCAACGACTCTTTCTTGGGAAGTATCTACTACCCCGGTTGAGATCAAGAATGCTAAGCCAACTGCTTGTCTGACAATCGATTCTACTAAGGTAGATGCGACAAAGCTTAAACAGCTTGAAGCTAAGCTGTATGGCGATGAGGATGCAGATCCTACTTTCCTGCTTCCGCTGCAGGTTGCTGCGTTCTTTACTTCCGAGGGTGATGAAGAGGGCGACGAGGGCGACGAGGGCGACGACACAGCCAATCCTAATCCCTAAATAATTCAAAATGATCCCCCTTGGGGCCGCTGGTATTGTCTGGCGGTCCCTTTTTAAGTAATTACATTCGAAAGGAGATAACAACTATGACAAAGTACACAATTAAATTCACCAACTTTAACGGCGAGGAAGTTACAGAAGATTTATATTTTCATATCAGCGAAGATGAGCTGGTAAAACTCTCCAAGATTGATCCGACATTCACGCAAGAGAATATTGCCAAGATTGCCGAGGAGAAGGACGGTCCGACAATGTACGCGGTCGTGCAGAAAATCCTCATTTATGCGTTCGGCGTTAAGAGCGAGGATGGCTGGTATTTCGATAAGGATTGCCCGAAGGCTAAGAACTTCCCGAGATCTGCTGCATTTGAAACACTTATGGATGAGCTTCTTGAGATCGATGACGCTGATAAGTTTAGTAAGTTCTTTGAAGGAATCTTTGCTCCTGGAATTCTGGCTAAGGCTAGAAAGGCTCAGTTCAGTGTTGTTGATGGCGGATCAAAATAAGTATCGTTGAAAGGAGGTGAGGGAAATGCTGAAGATTAAAATTCCGGCAGGCGAAGTCTGGAATGAAAAAACTGGGCGATTCTCTATTGAAAAAGAATGTGTACTCAAGCTTGAGCATTCTCTCATTTCTATTTCTGAGTGGGAAGCCAAATGGTGTGTACCATTCTTTACCAGTGAGAAAACAAACGATCAGCTTCTTGATTACATACGGTGTATGACGATTACAAAAGATGTCAATCCGGATGTGTTATTAAGACTGACTTCGAACAACATAAAAGAAATTAATGACTATATAGCGGCTCCAATGACCGCCACAACTATCGGGAGCGATAAAAAAGGTAGACCTTCAAAGGAGATCATTACCAGCGAAGTAATTTACTACTGGATGATAACCTATAACATCCCGGTAGAGTTTGAAAAGTGGCACATCAACCGTCTCATCATGCTTATACG